TACCTACGTTAAGTCGCTTGGCTATTTCCGCATTAGTCAAGCCTTCTACTTGTTTTAGTCGGCGTATCTCCTTTTGTTTTTCAACTGGGATTGCCATCTCAATTCAAAGGGCCAACAAGAGACTCCAATTCTCTCTGTAATTCTTCCGTTGATTTCTCTTCAACGTGTGAGACTTCCTGTTGAATCTTCTCAGTGGGTTTAAGACCAGCCCTGTCCAGTATATCCTTCACAGCTCCAAGTCGCACAGATTCGCTCTCAGCGCCTTCTGAAAGAGATTTCAGTTGCAATAAGGCTCCCGGCACACAGTCTTGAATCATCTTGCGTGTACGGGATTCTATCTCTTTAGAGAACTGGTTCTTTAACTCATACCCTCTTTGCTTCGGATGGGAATACCCTGCAATCTGTGCGGCTTTAGCGGCACTCCCATGCAGACAGTATTGCTCTATAAATGTTTCTTGTTTCTCAGTCTTCATTGTCGTAGTACAGTAACCCTCCGGCTCCTAGTGGTGCGGCCCTTCTTGCGGCAAACCTTCCGTAATCCCCCGCTTTCATAGGTGCTTTATACCCAGACATTTCCTCTGCTACTTTTCTTTGTGCATTAGTTAGTTTAGCAGGTAAGGATTGTCTAATTCTGGGTGTGGTACTTTTCTCCCCTTTAGGCTTGGGTTCTGTTTTAGCGCTCTTCAAATAAGCCTTAGCCTCTGCAACCTTACTTCTGGGGTGTCTAACACCTTTCTTTCTTACTTTGGCAAACTTGTCTACCCCCCAAGGTGGGAGAACTGTAACAAGCCTGTCATAACCGGGAGGTACAATGCCCATCATATCATGCTCATCACTTGTGAATATGGTGTATTTCCTGTCTGGGCTTACTTTGATAATAGCGTTTGTGCCACCTTCTACAAATCCTGACCCACGATAACCAGATACCTGTATCCATACTCCGTCATCCGTGGTTTTTATTACATTATATTTCTTGCCATCTGCTGTTTTAGCGGCGGATTTTAAGGCACTTTCTAGTGCGGATACAGATGAGAAGTTGCCATCATTAGCGGTCAGGACGGCATCTAAAAGTTTTCCTTGTTCTGAAGTTATAACGTCAAGGTCGTGTACGCCTGTAGATTTTGGCCCCCGATTTTTCTTTACGGCCATGAGGGTTTTTTCGTCTAAGGGGCTTTTCCTTATTGTACTTTTCCAAGTATTGCTTATAATATCGTAAGCCTCTTCCATTGTTTTATCTGAGGCTTGTTTACCTATTTTCGTCCCTTTCTCTCTGATAGACTTAAACTGGTCTGGGGTGAAATTTTCTATCCTATGGTATACGGCATCTTTCCATTTATCAATCAGCGGGATATTAGCCTTACCCTGTTTCCCTATAAGAAGATTATATCCAATCTGGCCAGATACAACTTTTCCTAATTCCGCATATTTTTCCATATCGGCATCAGATAGTTTACCATCGCTAGATTTATAAAGATTCTCTAACTTCTTCATCTCATCCATAGAGTCTGCTATAATCTTTTGAGCCCCTGTGGTTAAACCAGCCACATTAAAATTTGTACTTGCTTGGGGGCTAATGTATTGCTTTATGGTGTTTGCCGCCAATTTTCCAACACCAGTTGCCACAGCCCCCGCTTTTGCCAAACCACCGGCGTAGTAATGCTCTAGGTGGTTTGGCGCTCCCCCCGCTATTTTTCCCGGCTCTGGCTTTAGCAAATCATACACTGATTTAGCAACAGGTTTGGCCGCACCCTTTAAAATTCCTATAGTTGGAGCAACAACGTCAACAGGGGCTAGCATACTGCTATCTGGTCGATCTCCCCCAAGAAAAAATAGAGCCTCTGGTGAAGTTCTCCTACTCATACCCTCATGGTATTCTGGCCCATAAACTCTTTTTGATTCGGCCTCGTATGCCTCTATCTCTCTACGCTTACGCTCTTCAGCCATCCTCTCCAATTCTGACACACCAGTAGGCAGTCCAGTATCAGGAGATATTCCCTCTCCGTGATATTGCTGTAGTTGTTCTAGTAGTCCCATATTAGTGAATTCTTATGAAGGGTAAAATGTCCTGATGGTGAGTGGATACAACATATATTAAACTACAAGAAAAAAAAGGGGGTCGGGGGGGTAAATACGAATCATTCGCGTTTGCATTTGGCTCTGCCGACATACGGAGGCCATACGGAGGCTGAATGCGAATCATTATCATTCACAATACGGAGGCTTAGCACATCCGTTACCCCATGTCTAATAGAATCTATTTATACCGACATAAATAAAACTTGGTTGCCTTTGGGGAGAGAGTGTGCGTGGGGATGAGATGTCATAAACTCCCCTTATGCCCCTATCAGTAATCGCAGTGCTAAATAGTATACTTTGCCTGTCTTTTCCTGTACCCTGAACGTCCCTTCGGGGGTCAAAGAAAACCAATGACAACAAAGGAACACAATCAAATGAAAGAAGAAGAATACAAAGCACTCGCAATTGATCTGATTGATCTAGCGGTAAAGCATAAATTGTACTGGCTAGCAGAATCAGGATTCACGAATGCTAAAGATTGCAACCCTCAGCAGGATTTAGACGGTTGGAATGGTGGCGGTTTTTGGGAATTTGTTTATACCTCAATAGCCAGCAATATTGATTCTTATAACCTTGAACTTAAATAGGAAACACTAAAATGCCAACAACAGGAATCAAGACTATGAAAAGATCACAAGTGTATTTCAACCTTCACAAGCGTTGTTTCAGCGTTCAGCAAGGCGGTAAAGTGTACGCCCATGCTGATGGTGTAATGCTGGAGAATGTGCGGTTTAACATTGCCAAAGCCGGGCAACGCAAGGTTCGGGAAACAGGGCGCAAGAATGTGCACGCTAGGGTTTCAGGCTATACCGGCGATTATGACAGCGTCATTATGGGGGACGAATTGATTTCATATATCAGAGAAAACACTGAATTCCTAAAAAGCGCTTGGCATACCGCGACATATAACCCCTATAAGAACGATACATTTGTGGATGCCGTCACTGGTGAAGCGCTACATGATGCCAAAAAGGTTCTCATGTTTACCCGTGAGGGCGCAGGGCCGGTGATCCTTTACAAGCGCACCCTATCCGATTAGACTAGCCATCAATCATCCTGATAGCCCCGCTTATGTGGGGCTTTTGGGTGCAACCACAACAAGGAAAGCAAAATGAAACACCCTTACACGTTGAAAAACTTGCTAGATAATCGGGCCGATATCATGGAATATGACGGTATCGGATGGATAGTTGACGAATTGCGACATTTTGAGGATTCCGCACAGATCAAAATTACCGATTGCCGTGGAAAAACTGAATATCACGAATTCTTTCAGAAAGACCTAAACCGCGCATTTCGTCAGATAATTGAGGATAGAATGGAATTCAAACTGATAGACCAACATTTTCAAGAAGTTATGGAAGAGACTATTTTCGGATGGGATTGGGTCATCCGCTACGCGACTAACCACGGCTACGCATAAGGAAACAAGAAATGACAACAATAATTGTAAGAAGAACTAGCAACTACGGTAAAACCGCTATTTATCCAGTTTGCATAATTGCGGAGAAATTCGCCAAAATTGCTGGCACTAAAACCCTCACCGATGAAACCATAAAAACCATCAAAGAGATGGGGATTCAAATCGAATTAGAACGGGAGAGAATTTAATGGAAATCGACTACATTTACATTGACGAAAACGGCTTGACGGTTACACGCTTAAAGCCGCAAAAGACCGTTGAAGAATACCGCGCCCATAGTGGCGGATTATTCGAAGACGATACGCTAGAATCTATTGAAGACTTAACCGGGGAATAAAATGCTAGAACAAATCAAGATCAGCAAAATGAGCGGTAAACTGCACAACATGGGAGCAATCAATACCGATACCACTACCAATGAGTTTTGTATCCGCCAGAAAGAGACTGATACCATCTGTGGGCAATGCTACTCACATAAGATGCTATCTACCTTTAGAAAGTCTTGTGTACCGGCATTCCAGCATAACTCTAGGCTATTGTCTGAACTGATAGATTGGGATTTGTTGCCAATCATAAATCAGGCATATTTCAGATTTAATGGCCACGGGGAATTAATCAATACCGCACACTTTCAGAACATCGTGAATATTGCCCGGAAAAACCCTCATTGCAGTTTCGCACTATGGACAAAACGCGCCTCGATTGTACGCCAATTTGACGGGGAGATACCTGATAACCTGATTCTGGTATTCTCTAATCCTAGGATTGATAAGGTTATTGATACGCCTAGGGGTTTTCATAAGGTTTTCAATAACGTATCGAAAGATAGCACCATCAATCAAAACTGTACTGGTCGCAAGTGTATGGATTGCCTGATCTGCTACCGTAAGAATTCTGGAACCAATGTTATAGTTGAGGCCGTAAAGTAACTAAACCATAAACTGGTCTTACCATTGAACCGCCTGTAATGGGCGGTTTTTCTTTTGCGTCCACGATAACGCTAGAATACGCCCTGCAAGGCTCTCAGTCGCCCTGTACGGCCTGATTACGACCTACTACTACCATCCCCTAGGGTTTGCTCTACCTCACGCCTGACGGCCTTAGAATCACGTTCATAGGCTACCTTACTTTTTATGGGGTAAGATTTATTCTGGCGACCTGCAAATTTGGCAACCATGTTCCGACGTTTGGCTCTTGTTGTTTTATCGCTACTCATTGTGGTATTTATACAACAGTTAGAATTTAGGCATACTGCTAGGCAACCCCTATGTGATAGGTAAACCCTAT